ATATTTACCCTCTGGCATTTGGTCCTTTGCCTCGTCAATGGTGGTCATCACTATGATTAGATCTTTATCTACTGCCATATTTTAGGTTGATACTTTCTTTTTCAACAATTCTTCGAATTCTTTATATGTATAACGAGCACCAACCACTTTTTCTAAATCCATGTAGTCAAGTTCTTTAATAATAAAATCATCACGACAAGCGTTGACATAAATATTTTCTCTCCAACATACCCATTCATCTTCATCAATTTCTATGAATACAGTCACATAGACTTTCTTCGTTTCAATAGAAAATTCTACATCACTTTCTGGTTCAAGTGATTTTCTTTGTTTCTGGATCGTCACGGCATTGTTTTCATAATTTACTCCACCCCCCTTCGGAAGGGTTAATGTTGATATAACTGATTCCCGTGTTGGACTTATGATTACATAACCCCTATACTCACTCCGATTTAATACACGTACTACCCTTTTAGGGAACATCCATCTCCAAACACCTCTACGGTCATATGCTGGCGTTGTATCTCGGATTTTTCGTAGCATAGGAAAACATTCACCACACTTAGGAGGTTCGGGTCTAGATTCCATTTAAATTAACATAATATTTTTCTTTGGATACGATAAGAAGATATGTACTTCTATTTGATTATTGCAATTTTCATTCTCATAGTGATTATGCAGAACAAGACCAGGGGTATGAAAAGTTCAATCGAGAAACTGATCAGACAGTCAGCTCGGTATGCTACTGCTGCTCAACAGGATAAGTCCCCTGTCATAGCCGTTCTTCATGCCAACTATGCAGCTGCATACCTTTACGCCCTCAAGGATATCGCGAGTAATTCTCAGATTCACAATGCAACCGGGATAGATGTTAAGAAATTCAGCGAACATGTGACTAATGTGCAAGACATGGTGACTAAAAAGACTACGGAGACTTGTCCAGAATTTGCGGGAAATGTTGACATTTATCTCGCAGAAATTGGTGGTGAAGCCTGATGAGTACCTAAGTAATGATTCAAAATTATAAAAAGTAAGTTCTAAAAATGGAAGTTATTCGCGATGAAACGTGGCAACAATGCCTTGCCGGTGCGGTTAAGATGTTTCGCCTCAGTGAACCCGATGATAAATGTTATCGTCTAGCTGATGCGACGTGGAAGTGTAAGATGTCTTACAAGAGACACGAAGAAAAGAAAGAGAGTCGGCAAGTTGTTGTCATTGATAAAATACCTGAGAAGCAAGTGACACAGCGTTCACAACACAAAATTTGTCAAGCGACGACGATGTCTGGAAAACCGTGTTCGTTCAAAGCCATATGTGGAGATTTTTGCAAAAAGCATAGAATTGACAAAGTTCCTATCGGGAAAAAGGTTCAATTAAAATCCTAGAGTACTATAAATGTTAGACCAAGAAAGTCTTAGACCTGTAATAATAGCAATGGCTCTTTACATCACTATCAGCGTTATCATCCCTCGTATTGTTACCAAACCTACCGGTTTTCAGCCCCTAGATGACCTCGTGATGACCATAATTGCTCAAAAGGGTTCATTGATGAGTGGTACAATTCTCATCGGTCTTATTGTCCTCGCCACCAATTACATTCAGGATGAACTCATGTAAAACGTTCTCACGTCCTACTAAATTTTGAGTGTGTTCGTGATCCATATGACGAACTCTATTGTCATACGCGTGTCTCATGAATTCCAAGAGTTGGTCGAAATTCGGGTTTCCCCATTTCATACCCTTTTTGAAGAGAAAATCATCATTCTCCAACTCTTGAAGTTCACAGTCAATCGTGTACGGTGTTTTTATGTATTCCGAAGCACCTCCGTACCTTGTTATAATAACAGGTTTGTTCCTCATAGCAGCTTCGACCGCCCCCATACCCACACCTTCAGAATGAGAAAAATTCACATAGCAATCACAACGATTATGAAGAGTATCCATTTCTTCCTCCGATAACATATCATTTATAACTTCAATCCGTGGAAACTGAATCTGTACGGACTGATTACAAGTAGCTTTCACTACGAGACGTGTATTTGGTTCATTTAATCTAGCGAATGCCTGAATAACATCCCTAAATTTCTTCCTAGGATCCATGATATTTCCGATATGATAAAACGTATACGGTTTTTCCTTTGGTAGAGGAATATGGGCGTGTATCACATAAAATTCATTATCTGGAAATTGTCTTGATAAAACACTCTTACAAAATTCACTTGGAACTGCTACACGTTTAAACTCCTTCATTATAAGTCCATAATCTTCATGGACAGTTTCTGTTTCACATACAGTCATACACGCTAGATTTTTTACTCGAGTTTTTGCATACTTGATGTATTCAATTTGATCTCGTGTTGGGATTACAAATATCAGGCCATTATCAGTCTCTGGTAGTTGTTTACCTATCTCAAAGTAATGACCATCAGGTAAGAAGAGTTTAACATATTTCAGAGCGTGCTGTCCTATACCCGTTTTCATGTGAGGTCCAATAATGATCATTTAGTATAAAGATAATCTTTCTTTTATATATAATAACATGTCCCTCCGCAAGGAAATCGAAGATGAAATGCAGCGTACCCGCCTCGACAAAACTCGTCTCTACGACCTACTCCTCAAGATTATTGACCAGGGTGGTAGTGGTGCGGGTTCTCAGGGTCCTCCCGGTCCCCCCGGTCCCACTGGCCCCCATGGTCCTCCTGGTCCTCCCGGTCCTCAGGGACCAGCCGCCCCCGTCGCTAAGGCCCCAGCTGCTAAGGCCCCTGTCGCTAAGACTCCCGCGAAGAAGCCCTCTGCTAAGCCCGCCGCGAAGAAGACTGATGCCTAAATATACAAGTTAATTAAAGTTAATACCCCTATTATAAATACATGATCGCATCCACACGTATTTATAACTCGGTATCAAATGAAGACAGACCAAAACATTGGCGCCAACATCCCAATCGAGTTAGAAGGAGGGTTTACGCAGTGAACAGTCCCAAAGTGAACGAGGACACACTTAAAATCAAGAAATTAGAAAAGGAGGTTGACATGTACAAGAAGGCACATCATAAAATGAAAATGATTGCACAATGGAGTCTTCGTTCGAATGAAGCAGCTCTTTCTGACTCACGAAGCATTCTTCATACTTTGGAAGAACTATACGGAGATGAGGCTTTCGAGGATCAGAGTGGAACAGACAAAGGTGATGAGGAGAACTGAGGTCTATAAACCTGTTTAGCAGGTAATGCATGTGGTAATGTGATACCACTTTTATACACAGATCCCATAAATAAACCAGCCGATAATGCTTTTGTTGGTAAAATACCTATACGACTTGGAATTGTATAAATTCCGTTTTTAATGTCATCTTCTACATCTTCAATATCCGCCATATTTGATACACTGGATGCGAGAAGACCCATCGCGATCGTTTCATTTTCAATAACATCTGTGTGAGCTATGAGATGCGGTACAACACTGATAGCTCCCGCCCAAAAAGTACCCACATAAAAGGGTTTTAGTAATGGTAAATTCTGCTTAAATGAAGGATACAATAGAATACATAGAATTTCTGGTGCGATATACTTAGATTGATCGGTGTACCATAGTATCAGATTTGCTGTTAAGAGAGCTGCAGCAATAGATTCTGGTGTATCTTCCGTCTTTCCATCTAGGTATCTGTCTGCTCCGTAGGCCCATCGCGCAGAAGCCATAATATACAAAAGTGGTAAAGGTTCGAGAGGTGTCCCCGAACACAATGCTAATATAGACATGATTGTACCGACTCCTAATCCGGTTGTCATCTGTATATTATTAGTTGTCACCATAAATCTCAAGAATATCTCGCACGATAGGACTTCTCTCGATATCACTGAATTCAAATTTAATGTACTCAATTCTTTTGGTGCGTTTACCATCTAATTTTGAACATATATCTATGAGACCATTATCTTCATATTTACGATCATGTTGTTTGGGATCACCTGTTATAACCATCTTACTACCTTCACCTATACGTGTAAGAAGCATCTTCATTTGATTTGGTGTTGAGTTTTGCATTTCATCTGCTATAATGAATGAATCTTTGAATGTCCGTCCTCTCATATACGCCAAAGGGCAAATTTCAATAATCTTCTCTTTGATCATATATTGAATATCACCTTGACTATAGAATTCACTAAAAACATCCATGATGGGTCTGGTCCATGGATCCATTTTCTCTTCTAGAGTTCCGGGGAGATAGCCTATATCTTCTTCAACAGAAACAACTGGTCGGGTTAAAATGATTTTCTTATATGTTTTGTCGTTATAACCAGATATAGCTGCATAACACGCTAACATAGTTTTACCTGTACCTGCTGGTCCTACCGCGAATACCATGGGTTTATTCATACTATAGAGTACTCGATTGTAGTCTTTTTGGTGGTCATTTTTTGGTACTACTGTTGGATGTGGAATCTGTTCAATCCCCTCCATCTCTCCATCTATATAATAGTCATGTTCGTCGTATGATGATGAGAGTGAAAATTTTAAATTGTTGCGACCTCTTTTACCCCCCATACTTTTTACACAGAAGTTTTATTTACCCACCATATAAATCCACCTAATATTGAAACCAAAATGGCGACTAAAAGACCAAACGAAAATTTTTTAGGGTTTTCGTCTGGAGGTTTATCGGGGAGTCTTTCAACATTCTGATTAAGTCTGTCGATCTTTTTCAAGAGTTTTTCCATCGCCATTAAAATTTGAAGTTCACGGTCTTTTGGTTTTTCTTTTACATTTTGTGTTGTGATTTCTAAAATCATATACCATTTAGCATCTGGTTGAAGAGTTACGTAGTCACCATCATCTTGTTGTTCATTAATTGTGAAATTCAATTTCTTAATCGATATGGGGTTAAAGTAATTTGTATGTTGATTAAATCGACGCCATTGTTTGTCACGTAAAATTGCATTATTACTTCCTGAAAAATGTCTTTCGAGGGGCACTCTAGCAAGTATTTGTCCTTGTCTTTCATCAAGAATTTGAGCAACTTTGGGAACTTCTGGGCATATGATATCAACATATTTTGCTATGTTTGTACTCCCACTTGCACCACTATCACCTATCTGTGTGATGTAAAAATCGGCAATTTTAATGCCTAGTACCCTACTCATATCCTCAACGTGTGTGTTAGACTCCAAGGTGAGATCGAGTGCGAATGTATTGTTCGTACCATTCACAAATTCAGAATCTAACACGATGTACTGAACCTTTTTAGGTACGTCGTCCAGCGACATTTCTAATATCACTAGAGATTATATTATGCCGATTTCTATGGCAACAAAGGCGATAGCGTTTACTGGTACTCTTGCAGTGGTGACGATTATAGATGGTATTCGAGTTTTTAACGAGTATAAAAAAATAGATACTAAAGTTAATAAATAATGATCTCAATCAACTGGATTCACGCTATATGCAGGACGATGATTTCTATGGGTCCCGAATACACTGTTAATGTTCTTAAATGGGTCAAGAGCGCCGCTTGGGATGCACCTTATCGTGTGTGGCTTGATATTGAACTTCAGAAGATAGCCTATGATCGCGAAGATTGGAAGAACGATTCTCTCTACCCGAGTGATGATGAAACACCTAAGTCGGAATAAAAAAACTATAAAAATAACAATGAGTGAATACATCATCCCCGTCAACGGCCTTTTTGCCCACTCCTTGTATCCTCTCGGAATTCCTGGTTTGGCCACAGACGAATTACGGATTGCTTTTCTCCAAGCTACTGAACCACTTTGTCCAGACGTTCAACGAAAGATCTGGGAAGAAGTTCTTTACTGTACCACACCAATTGAACCACCTCCTGCACCCCAAAAATGCCGTTCGGTTTCTTACAATCGGTCGTCGATTTCATTACCCCGAAACCTATTCGAAAGGAAAGATCTTTGAGTGATCGAATTTTAACTCAAGATGTAATCGAAACGGTTAATGATTGTGGTGAAAAGCGATACATTCAAATTGAAAATGAGAGAAATCAAAAAAGAGAAAGAGAAACTGATTTAAATATTCTCCTTACGAAGTGTAAAAGGTTACTATCCTTCGTAGAGACAACAAAAAATGAATCAATCTTTAAAAAATTGGTGGCTTTCACTGAAAAAGTGAG